ATGAGAGCAGTTATGAAGAAATTTGGAGATGAGAGACGAACAAGATTAATGGATTTGATTGCTAAAGATGAGGATGATGATGCAGAACCTATTGAAAAAAAGGAACTTCTTATTCATTTCACAAATCTTGGCAATATCTACACTCAAGAATCAACAACTCTTATGACTTCTCGCCGCGGCGGCAAGGGTACAAAAGTTAAATTAGCAAACAATGAAGCAATTGTTCAGACACTTAATGATACTAATTTCAGCTCTCTACTTATATTCTCAAACAAGGGAAAGATGTATTCTCTTAGTATTGATGATCTTCCTGTAAACTCAAAAGTAAATGTAGCTCAATTCTTTGAATTTGAAGTTGGTGAACATATTACAACTGCAACTTCAATTGCACGAAAAAGCCAAGTTAAATATTTTACTTTTATTACGAAAAATGGTATGATAAAGAAAACAAAGGCTACAGAATATGAACATCGTCGTGGAAAATCTTTAAAAGCAATTAATCTTAAGGATGATGATGAAGTAGTAAGCGTTCATTTTGTAAACGATGAAAAAGTCGGAATTTTGACTTCTGAAGGAAATTTTGTTATAATTGAAACAGAAGAAATTAATCCGATTGGTAGAGCTACTGCAGGCGTCAGAGCAATTAAACTTGGTACTGATGATAAAGTAATTAGTTCCCATGTTATTTGTCAAAAGGACAATATGCTCGTTACTATATCTCGTGGCGGCCTCACTAAGAAAACTTCTCTCGAAGAATTTCCTGTATGTAATAGAGGAATCAAAGGCAGAAAAATTTCTGGTACTCGAGACAATGACTTTATTGTTGATTTCTTGACTTTATCAGAAGACTGTGATATAATAAGTATAAGTAATAAAGGAACAATCAAATTTAATACTTCTGAACTGAGAAATCTCTCTCGAGATGCAACAGGTGTTAAAGCAATAACTCTTAATGATGGAGATTATGTTGTTGACCTAATTCGAGGTTAAAAATTTGACTTTTACTTTGAAATACGATATAATAGAGGTAGAAAAATGATAGAAAAGATTAACTTAATTAGAGATAACAGAGAGGCGGCCATCGCCGCGCTCAATGTTTATCTTGATAAAATTTATAAGCTAACAGATGATTATTTTGAAAATGGTAAGCTTAAGGAGGGACTAACTCCTGATGCAAAGTTAGAGAAGTTTATCCTTGAACTTCGTGATGATGCAGATAAGTTTGAATCTGTTAGAAGAAAGCTTATTAATAATGACTTTAATTTATCATTGGAAGAAGTTAATTATGTTGCTTTGGGCTTTGTTTATATGGCAGAAAGTTGGCAATCCCAGATTAAAAACTTAACTCTTGCAGTAGAGCAGGCACAGGCGATAATTAAAACTCTTATGGCAAAGTCAACTGAATAAGTTTGAAAGTTAAAAATTTGACTTTCGTAAAAGGATATGATATAATAAATACATAAAGTTAATAAATAGCAGAACCTGCTATTTAAATATAAAATAATATTTTAAATTTTTAAGGAGTGATTTTTATTATGGCAAAGACAAAGATGACTGAAGGAAGCAGAAAGGTATTTGAGTATCTCAAGAGCGCAGGTGCTGGCGTAAAGTTTACAACTAAGGAAGTTCAGGAGGCTCTCGGCTTTGAGAAGGCTGGTTCTGTAACTGGTTCTGTAACTGGTCTTGTTAAGAAGGGTTATGCTGAGCGTTTTAAGGAGACAGTTGAAATTGAGACTGAGGACGGCAAGACAAAGACTAAGGAAGTAAGCTATTTCTGCTTGACAGAGGCAGGTATGGCATTTGATCCCGACGCTGATGTTGAGGAGTAATCCAAAATTGAAATAAAGTGGAGAGAGCTTGTCTCTCCCCACTATTTTCTTAACCCATTATTTATGAATAATTTATGAATTAATTAAAAGTTTTTTGGAGGAATATATTTATGTTGGATATTAAAAAGGTACAGTCTACAAATAGAGTTACAATTATGGGTACACTTAATGAACTTAATATTGAGGAAAAGGTATCGGGAGAAGGTAAGGAGTATGTACAGGGTACTGCTTCAATTAAGGTAGATCAGGAGATTGGTGGCAAGCATGTTGAGAATATTATTCCTATTAGAATGTTTTCAATGAGACTTAAGAAGGACGGCGGAAAGAATGTTGTTTATGATGGCATTGTTAAGATGAAGGAAGATTTTACTTCTCTCGCCGCAGCAGAGACCCCATCTCAGGCTTCCAAGGTTGTCATTAACGGCGGACAGCTTCAGGAAAATATGTGGCTTGATAAGACTACAAATCAGTTGAGAACTGCTTTCCAGATTTCTTCTAATTTTATGAAGAAAGCTGGCCCTGAGGATGAGGAAAAGGCAACTTTTGAGCTTTCTGGTGTAGTTGGAGACATTAGAGATGAGATGGATAAGGATGGTAATGAAACTGGCAGACTTATTCTTAAGTTTATTGTAGTAGGTTATCTTGGTAAGGCAGATGTTATTCAGCTTATTGCAGAGAATCCTACAGCGGTAAATCACATCCGTAACAACTGGGAAAAGGGTGATACAGTAACTCTTACTGGTATTGTAAATATGTCTTACACAGTTAAAACATGGACTGAGGAACAGGGATTCGGCGAGCCTATTAAGCGTACTCGTACAGAGTCTAAGCGTGAACTTATCATCACTGGTGGTAGTCCCACAGGTCTCGATGAAGAGCTTTCTTACGACATGGATGCAATTAAACTTGCTCTTGATGAAAGACAGACTCGCATTGATAAGCTTTCAGAAAAGAAGCCTGCAACCTCTTCAGCCAATAAGTCTTTTAATGTTGGATTTTAATTAATCCAATATAAGACTTAATGGTAAAAAGGAGGGAGAAATATGGCAATTGATTTATTGGCACTTGAACCACAACAGATTAGTAGAAATCTTAAGGGTAAGTTTTCCTTGTTTTATGGCGCGGCAGGTGTAGGTAAAACTACACTTGCATCTAAGTTTGAGAAATCTCTTATTCTTGGATGCGAAGCTGGTACAAATGCTTTGAACAACGTTTATGTTCAGCCAATTAAGACTTGGCAAGACATGAGACAGGTTGTTTCTCAGCTGACAAAAAATGAAGCTCTTAAGGAAAAGTTTTATACCATTGTAATTGATACAGCAGATGAAGCTTTTAAACTTTGCGAGCGCTGGTCTTGCAATCAGGCTGGTGTAGAAACAGTTAAGGATATTGCGGCATTTGGTGGTGGCTATAAGATTGTTGATGATAATTTTATGGCTCCCTTTAGAGAGCTGGCATATGCTGGTTATGGTTTAATCTTTATTTCTCACGAAACAGAAAAGCCATACACTGATGATAATGGAAAGGAATATAATAAGATCGTTCCTGCACTTCCTAATCGTCCATTCCAGTTAATCAATAAGATGGTAGATATTATCGGTTACATTCGAGAAATTCCTATTCAAAAGGGAGACACCATTGAAAGAGAAAGATTTGTCTTCTTCAGAGGAGATGAAAGATTCCTTTCTAAATCTCGTTTTAAATATATTACACCAAAAATTCATTTGGATTATAATGAATTTGTCAATGCGATTTATGACGCAGTTGATGAAGAAGTTAAGCACAGTGGCGGAGAAGCTACAAATGATGAGAATCCTTATCTTGTAAAGGATTTTGACTATATGATGGATGAGGCAAAGCAAGTTTGGGGAAAGGTGGTTCAAGCGGAAAAAACAGAACAGGCTCTTACAATTCTTAATGAAGAGTTTGGTAAGCCAACGAAATTTTCTGAAATTCTTCCAGACCAGATTGACCAATTTGATCGTGCATTAACAAGAATCAAAGAATTGGTTTAATATAAAGGGAGAGGAGGAAACTTCTCTCCCATTTGTTTTTAAGGAGGCGCTATGATACTTATAATTGACTCAAATGTACTGCTTGATTATCCTCAAGTAGTTGAAGATAAAAATAATCAACTAATTATTGCAACAAGCGTGCTTAAAGAACTTGATGGCTTAAAGAAGCACATTAATAACGACATTGCTTTTAATGCTCGTCGCGCCGCCGTATATATCTCTCGAAATTTAGAGAAGATTAATTTTACAGCAGACTGTGAGAAGTGGGGCATCCCCGTTGATGACCAACTTCTTAGAATTGCCAAAGAAAGCGGAGGCACACTTGTAACAAATGATGTTTATCTCAAAGTTCGTGCAACTATTGAGGGAATTGAAACTAAAGGATATAGCAATAAAGATGATTATACTGGCGTAGAATACTGGTATATTAAGACAGATGAAAATCTTTATAATGAAGATTTGGAAAAAGTATTTACAACAGGAGAGATTCCAGAAGGCTTAGAGCTATATGAAAATCAGTATTTAATTGTTAAGGATCTTAATAATCCTTATATTGATAAGCATGGAGAAGAAAATTATACTGTTATGGGCGAGTTTATTTGTAAGGATAATAAGCTTATACCAGTAAAAGAAAAAAAGATTTGTAATCAATGGATTAACTGTATTGTACCAAGAAATACAGAACAAACTTGTTTATTTGATGCCCTTGCCAATAAAGAAAATACGATTATTTATGCCGGCGGCGGCTTTGGACGAGGAAAGTCTTTTATTCTTAATAACTATGCAATTCAAGAATTAGAAAAAGGTCATATTAAGAAAATTGTTTATGTTCCAAATAATGCTTTTACTGAAAATACTATGGATTTAGGAGCATTGCCTGGAGAACTTCTGGCAAAAATTGAAGGACAAATAGGCCCACTTATTGATTTGGTTGGTATTGATCAAGTTCAAAATATGTTGGCAATAGATCAGCTCGAAATTGTTCCAATGGGCTTTATTAGAGGTAGAAGTTTTACTGATTCTATTGTAATCGTTAATGAAAGCCAAAATCTTACTGAAGATCATATTAAGTTACTTATTGCTCGTTGTGGAGATGGCACAAGAATCTTCTTTGATGGAGATATTAAGCAATCTGATAGTCAGCTTTTTAGAAATAAAAATGGACTTAAGCTATTGCTCAATCTTCGTAAATCTCCAATTTATTCAAAGATGTTTGCTACTGTTAAGTTAGTAACAACTGAAAGAAGTAAAACAGCTCAAGCCGCGCAATTCCTCGATGATATTATTTCAGGCATATAAATATTGCGGCTCTATTAAACCATGTTTAGTAGAGCCTTTTCTCTTGACTTTTAATATAATTTATGATATAATTATATTAGAAATAAAAATGAAAGGTGAGATAGGATGGGAGTAAAATTATCAAGTGAAGTAATTTCACAAATTCCAATTTTATATGAAGAATTGAAAAATAAAGCCGAGGTAGCTAGAAGACTTAACATCTCTGTGGCAAGTGTTAATAAATATCTAACTGTAATTAATGCCGCCCCAGTTGAAGAAAAGAAAAAGACACGAGTAAAAGTAACTCCAGAGCTTATTGAAAAGATTAACCAAGAATATGCACAATGTAAAAATATGAGTGAGGTTGCTCGCCGTCTTGGAATCTCTTCAACGACAGTAAAGAATCATTTATCTGAAGAAAATGTTGCTTTAAGTAAGCAGATGAATGACGACAGAGATGCATTATGGTATTATATTTATCGTCTGTTCGGACAGTCAAGCGAAGATAAGCCAGTAAGTGATTGGAATATCACTCAGATGATGAAGTTTAAAAATCAAGGTATGACTTACAGAGGTCAATTGCTGACTTTGAAATATTTTTATGAAGTGAAGAAGAATACAACAAAGAAATCCAATGGTTCAATTGGTATTATTCCTTTTATCTATGACGAGGCGAGAATGTATTATTCTAAAATTGAACAACAGCAAAAGGAAATTGGAGAAGCAATTCAGAGACAACTCGAAAAAGACCGTTTAGAAATTAAATATACTCCCTCTGATTATATTGGGAAAAAGAAAAAGAAAAAAGAAATTAATTTAGATACAATCTAAGGGGTGAGTTACCATAATTCAAGTAGATAGACATACTATTATTCAAGTTTTGGGTGGACTAATGAGTAAGCCTGAATTACTAAGTGAAACAGATAAATATTTTCTTGAACCTGGTGATTTCACTCAACAGCTTGATAAATTTATTTTTTCTGCAATCTATAACTTATATGTAAATGGTGCAGAAAAGATTCATGCGGCAGATGTTGATAATTATCTTCAACAAAATAGTTTAGCAAAACAGTTAATGGAGAAAGAAAATGGATTGAGTTTACTCCAAGACTGTGAAATTGAAAGTGAAGTTAGTAATTTTAATTATTATTATAATAAATTAAAGAAATTTAATTTAATTAGAGAGCTTCAACTTTCAAAAGACGACATTGACGAAATTTATTGCGAAGATATCTTAAATGAAAGATATACCGAAATAAATAATAGATTTGAAAGAATGCATGCTGTTGATGTCGTTAATATATTAAAATCGAAAATAGCGAACATAGAAAACAGATATGTTCTTAATAATATAGCAGAAGAAAGCCGCCCATCAGACTCTATTAGACAAAGAGTTAAAGAATGGAAGGAAAAGCCAGAAATTGGTTGTATGCTTCAGGGAGAAATTTTCAACACAATTACCCGTGGCGGCAGAAAAGGTAAGTTATATATTCGTTCAGCGGGTAGTGGCGTAGGTAAGACTCGTTCAATGGTGGGGGATGCCTGTCATATTGCTTATCCAATTAGATTTGATCCAAGAGTGGGAAAGTGGGTATCAACTGGAAGTTGTGAAAAAGTTTTATATGTTATGACAGAGCAAGATACAGAAGAAATTGATACAATGATTATGGCTTATCTTACAGGTTATAATGAAGATATTTTTACTTATGGAACTTTTGATGAAAACGATCCTCGTATTCAAACTGCAATGGATATTATGGAAAGATATGCAGATAATATGAATTATGCGAAAGTGTCGGATCCTTGTTCTTCAATTATTAAAAATCTTTTCAGAAGAAGAAATCTTCAAGACGGAATTGAAAATTTCTTTTATGACTATATCTTCTCTTCTCCTGCAATGCTTGATGAATATAGAGATTTAAAGATCAGAGAAGACGTAGCTCTTCGAATGTTTACAACAACATTGAAAAATCTTGCAGTTGAATTAAACGCCTTTATTCTAACGTCAACTCAATTGAGTAATGATGATGATCCCAAAGGTGGCTTTAAAGATTTTAGAAATGTACAAGGTTCAAAAGCCATTGTCAATCTGGCAGACTTTGCTTGCATTATGTCGAGACCGTCAGTTGAAGAAATTAATCAAGTCGCAGAGTTCAAAAAATCTTTTGGTTTTACTCCAAATTTAGTCACTGATGTGTATAAGAATAGAAGAGGGCGCTGGAATATGGTGCGTATTTGGTCTGTTCATGATTTAGGTACTTGTAGAAAGCATGATTTATTTATCACAACAGCAAATATGAAATCTGTTGATAATTTTATTATAGTAGATTTTACAGCATACGAAGACGGAACATTAAAGGAATTAGAAAAACTATATAATACAGGAGAAGTGACAGGTTCTTTATTGGATGAAGTTGAAGCCTATATTGAGCCAAATGCAGAGAATATTTTGGGCAGTTTAGTAAATGCTTTTGGTGACGACGGAGATAGATTAGAAAGATTAAAAGAAAGGAGCATTAGTGACTTATTATGAGTGAATTAACTTTAAAGGAGTTAATAAATAATTTAACTACAGAGAGAGTCATTGAATTGGTCACTGAATTGGGCAGTGATGAATATGTTGATAAAGGAAGTTATATTGTCTTTAAGACTATTTGTCACAATGTCGATCCTGCAGATGCTAGTATGAAATTATATTATTATAAAAAGAATAAGAAATTTCATTGTTATACTGAATGTGGAGATAATTTTAATATCTTTACTTTATTTGAAAGAAGATATAAGCTTTTAGGTATTGAATATAATTTCTATAAAGATATTGTTTTAAAGATTGCTAATGGAAGTAAAATTAAAAAGAAAGACACTGGATTTTATTCTATTTATGAATCTAAATATGATAGATATAAAATAGATAAACCAGAAATCAATCTTGAAGTTTTAAATCCAAGTCTATTAAATATCTACACTTTCACCGCCACACCAGAATGGTTAAATGATGGAATAAGCGAAGAAATTATGAGATTATATAATATTAGATATTGTATTGAACAAAATAAAATTATAATTCCTCATTATGATGTAGACAATAACCTCATTGGAATTCGTGGCCGCGCCCTCAATGAAGAAGATATTGCAATTGGTAAATATATGCCAGTACAGATTGAGGGAAAAATTTATTCTCATCCTCTTATGTATAATGTCTATGGACTAAATATTGTAAAAGATAATATTAAAAAATATAGAATGGCAATTATTGCAGAGTCGGAAAAATCACCAATGCAATATGCTACAATGTTTGGCAAAGATAAAAATATTTGTACTGCTTGTTGCGGCAGTACACTTCATAGTCATCAAGTTGAACTTCTTATCAAAGCGGGTGCAGAAAAAATTCTAATTGCCTTTGATAAAGAAGGAGAGACTTGGAAAGAAAGAGATAAATATTTTAATAAATTAAAAAGTATCTGTGAAAGATATA